GGGGCTTTGCTTTCCGGATAGGGGGTTTTCCTTTTTCGGCTGTTGCGGCAATTGCCGGGACAGCGGCGATTGCCGCAGACACAGCGGCTTTTACTATCGGATTTAACGATTTCTGGCGGGGCATTCATACAAACACAAAATGCGAGAGAGTATATAAAACTAAATTACAAACAAGTGCTACAAATAACGAATATGTGGGCTGGGCCGCGCGGACCACCCAGCCCACTAGTGAGCTTCTCGTACCCCGTTGGTGCTCACTCATGCGCAAACTTGCATTTATGTCGATTACATTTCCCGGCACGAAAGTCTTTACACACTTGAACGTGCCTTAACTTGCAACTGCCTCTGCATTCCCCTTTAATAAACCGTTCACAGATTGCGGGAGCCATCATCATCTCACCATTGGCGACTACAGTCTTAGTCGGCTTGACTATTTTAAGCTCAACGCAACAAGGCATGCTCAGCATCATATCACAACACTTATCTGGTAAGTGGTGGAAAATGCTAAGCAAGTACCTGTCCAACGCGGCCAAGTCAAACGAGTCACCATAAAAGAAATCTATGATATCATAAGGTTGCCATTCAACATCATTCGGCCAATTCGTGACATTATATTGTGCCCACCAAGACATAGTTGCCTTATTAAATGAGCAGTCTACATCTATAAGCCCTAAAGCTTCCGCACAATTTAAGATGTCAACAATGATAGGTGTATGTCTATCAGTGAAATAAAGGCCAGTGAGTTTCTGTGACAATTTCTGCAATGGCGTTATGTCAAGATGCGGTGTAACATGCAACTTAGATAATATGCGCTTAATGTCACATGTACTAGAGGGGGAACCATACCAAACATTCGCTGAATAATACCGGGAGAGATAATTAACCCCTAACTCTCCCCGTTGCACAACATCAACAGTGTAGCGCTGACCAAAATTGGCTGCAGCGGCCACTAAGAAATCAACCCCACCGGTTATATCATTAACTATGGGGGCAGTGATCGAATCATCACCGGCGAAATCACCAACATGTTGTTTGTGTAACGTAGGTAATTCACTTGGTAACGGCCCAAATGCTGAGTCAGGGTCCCAACCAGCTTCACGACGGGCCACGTAATCTATTGCCTTACTCAAAACACTGTTAAATAGAGCGGTAGCTAACTCGCCGCTCAACCGTATAAATTCA